GTCTTCCTGGGTTAGCTTTTCTTTCAGCTCTAGTTCTTGTGTATCCTTCATCTACTATATTACCACCATTGCCACCATCTTCTCCATCTTTTTGTAACCACCATGGAATATAATCATCATAGGCACCATTATAGGGATCAGTATCAATTTCATTTTTTACAGTATCTGCAGTAAAAACAGATCTTTTAGGTCCACTATCAACATTCTTTTCAAGTTTTGCATTTATAATACTATCATTCCATCCTGTATCTTTAGAATCTGATATATTATAATTTATCCAATTACCCTGATCATCTTGTTTAAGTCCTTGTTGTGCCATGTAATTTATCCTTTTGTAATTGTGATTTAAGGTTCAACATCTGGCGAACTAAACCCAGCTTCCCCTGGCAACGGAACATTGCTTGTTCCGATGTTGCCACCTCCAACTCCAGTTGAAGTTGGTGTTGAAGCTCCTGAAGGTATTTTTCCATTACCTGCCATTGCGGGCTGAATGTTAATCCCCTGATCTGCTTGTCCAATTTTTCCATTAGCTACCCCCATTATATGTGCAAAAATTGCAGCTTTTTCTGGATCATTTATAATCTGATCAGGATCAATATCCAAAGATTTTGCAATTTCTTTTAAAATAGTATGCCATTTAACAAACGGTGCCAGTGTTGGATTCGATGCAGTTTGCATAAAGGTTACTAGCCGTTGAGACCTTACTTCTTTTTGCATTAATGAAGAAGTCCCCCTTGCTTTAATTTCAAGATCACCTTTTATTTCTGGAAGTTCATTATTGAATTGCATATTCCAATAAAATAAATTCTGACCTAGAGGTTTTAATAGATAGTCATCAATATTTTTGATAACCGTTTTAATACTTAAGGCTGCAGCTCCCATTAACATAGACATACCTGCTGCAGTTCTTGTTGTTGATTGTATTCCTGTTGTTCCATGTGAATAAGATGGAATACCCGTAGCTTCATCGGCTAATTGCCTGAAGCGGTCAAACATCATCATATTTTCATTAGTAGTACTTGGAAATTTTAATCCATGAATAGCAGCTCCTGGTTGTCCACTTTGTCTTCTGAATATTTTTCCAGGAAATACTTTCATATCCTGTCCTGGTACCAGTAAAGTTTCATCAATATCAAAAACTAAATTTCCAGACAGTGCCAAATTATCAATTGCCATTCTTGCATGGCCATTCATAATCTGTTGGGAATCACTCATATTTTCAGCGACTCCAATTCCAAAAAACTGATAAGGATTCAATTCATAAGGACAAATCATATAAGGAATTCTTACAGGAGTAAATGGATTATGTATAATTCTTAAAACTTTATTTCCACAAATCCATGCATTTACATGGACAACATCTAATTCATCTTTATGTTTAAATCCGATCTCATCACATATTCGTTTATCTAAAATTCCCCAATATTCTAAAACTTCAAATCTATTTTTATATAAAGATTCTATATTCTCACGATCATAGAGTGAAGATTCATAAGATCGTGTCTGATAGTTTGCACCCATTTTTAAACATTCACGAATAGCATCGACATCAAAAAATGGTCTTTTAATTAAATCTGCAAATTGTTGTCTATTAAACGAATGACGTTGAATGACATACTCCGCATCATTTATATTTGTGCAATTAGGATCTGGATAAAATTCCCAGCATGAAACAGCTTCCAGTTTAGGAACTGGTTTTACTTTTCCAATATATAATTGTCCTTCATCAGATTTTTTAAATGAATGATAAGTTTTATCTTCCGTAAAAGGACCTTTTAAAACTCCTGTACCTAATAAAACAGATTCAAAAAATACATGTCTTAGAATTTTTATTGTATCCGTTTCTTCTAATTGATCATGCAATACCTTTTCCATTTTTTCTGCAGCCAATTTTGCAGGTTCAATTTGAGGCATTGATTTTAAATCAGGAGCTGGTCCTTCATCAAAACCTAAAGCTTTGTATTCTTGAGCTACATCTTTCATTAAAGAATCTGCCGTAGCCCCTAAAGGCAATTCTATACCGTCTCCTGGAAATCCGTAAGGACTTGGAGGTTGTTGTGGTGTAGCTTCTTGTGGCTGTTGAGGTTGCTGAGGTTGTCCTGTTTGTTTTAAATGAGCATACTCTGTACTTTCTTCAGGTATTGGAGTAGGCTCAATTCCAACTGGAAATTTATTTGTCCCAAATAAAACTTCAATAATTTGTCCAAAGGATGCTAAGACTTTTGTTTTAGTAATCTTAACAAATACTTTAGACTTCTCACTATCTCTGAAGGCCATTTCTGGACTATAAAGTCCTCGATAATTTCTATAAGCACCTAACCATCTTTTTTCATCATAAATACGTGATGATTCTGCTTGCTGAAATTTAGTTCGAATATGTCCTACAAGAGGGTGATACTCCTCTGTATAAGGTTTCTTTGCCATTTATTTATTGTAATTAGTAATCTCTTTCTTCTGCTTTTGTAAAAATAGATTTATCCACTTTTTCTTTCTTACCTGGTCTATCATTAGAATCATTTCCTAAATCACCCTTGGTAATTTTCTTGTTTAGATCTATCTCTAATCCTTCACGATAAAGTTTTCCATCAGGAACATCAGAAAGGTCTCCCTTTTTAATCTTTCCTTTATAGATCTCATTACCTGCAGGATATTTATATCCATATGGCATAATTGTTTCTCCTTATTGTTTATATTTTGGTTTTTCTGATTTATTTAAATACCCTTTTACTTTTCCTGCAGTGTACTTCATTCCACTCCATATATTCTTAGCCTTTTTAATTGTTCCAGGAATACTGGTTGCTTCGTATAAATCACTTTTAGTAAAAGGTATCTTCTTTTTGTATTCTTTTGTAATCCATGCTTTAGATTCTGGTGAAAAAAAGCCACCACTTTCCTTAACAATTTCTAAATTCTTTTTAAATCGTTCTATATTTAGTGGTTTCTTTTTTGGATATATAGGTTTATCCACCATAACTAATACTTTTCTTTATCAGCCTTTTGAAGTAAAGGATTCTGAACATGCTCTGATCCTGACTTAGTAACATATTCCCCACCTTCATACAAAGAACCTTCTTCAGATGCTAAGTAATTCTTGGACTTGCCTTTACCAGGTGCATCTTTAGAAAAGTCGATATTAGTTGCTTCCTGATTTGGCTGTTTGCCATCAGGTGCTGAACCAAGATCTCCTTGCTTAACTTTAGTATTTGGATCGAATTTAGTTTCCATTAGTATTCTCCTTCATCAAGATCAGAATCATCTGTTTTCTCTTCGAGTTCTATTAATAAGTTTTCTTCTTCTTCATGCAAATCTCGGATATCTTCAATGATATCTTGAATTGTTCTGTTTTTCTTTTTCTTTTTTACCACGGGTTTCTCCTATTTGTTTTTATTATCTGTATGTCCAAAAAATTTACTTGAGTATGCTTTATTAGAAGTCATACTTTGTTTTTGTTTTGTTTCTTTTTTTTTCTTTTCTTTTTTTCGTTGTTGTTCAACAGAATATTTTCTATTATCCCTTATAATATTCTTTGTACTAATTATAAGAGCACCAGCAGCCAGTCCTATACCTGATAGTCCGAGAGGTAAAATACCCTTATCCCTGTCTGTGTAAAATTCTGGAGATGCCCCTATACTTTTTAAGTATTTTGGATCACTATATTTAGATTTATATTTTTTTTTAAATATTCCCATAATAATATTATTTTATAGTTTAATCTTTTTAATTGACAATATGTTTTTAGTTGGTATCGTAGTATACGACCCTCCTTGTTTAATTTCTTTAGTTTCTTCAAAACTTAAATCCGCCATAATAACTGTTGTGGTATTATTCCTTTCAATTAACCATCCAACACTACTACAAACAGCTGTTTTGGATTTTTTTATTTCTGAAATATATGACCATTCAGAGCACGATACTATATCTTCCCATGTTATTAAAGCAAGATCATAAGGAAAATTTTTATGGTTAATTTCAGGAAGTTTTTTTATTCGTTTTTTTGACACCCTTTAATTTCCCCGAATTTTCCATTGCGTAAAATACAGATTTGCCCTTTTTAGGTCCGTATTTCTCAACCATGGTTTTTAGTATCTTTTTTCCCTTTTCATTTAATGCCATAATCAATATCCAAATATTCTATCTGACATTTCCTGCATAGGTTTTACAGGACGCTTAAATCTCTCTGCATATTTTGTATGTATAGGACGACTCATACATCCATATCGTAAAGCATCATAAGCATGATCTTCTGCATCCGTATTTATATCCTCAGGATTATTTTCATCTAGGGGTAAAAGAGGAAAAGTTCTTATTAAATTTCTGCATGTAGAAAAGAATCTTAAACCTGGTTCTTTCTTCTTATCATCACTAAGTTTCAATCGTTTATGAATTTCAAGTTTTCCACTTATACGACTTTTAGGAGTTCTATCCGAAGGCCGCCAACGACAACCCTGTTGAATCATTGTTTCGGCAATACTTGGTCCGATATCTCCACGTTTTGCCCAGGTACTTGCATCTAGAACTCCATAACGTACATATTCTCCACGTTCAAGTTCTAAAATTTTTTTAGCAAATACATCTGCAGTTAACTTTTTAGTGTAAAATTCCCGATAAATCCAAAGATGATTATCATAATCAATAGCAAACCATAGGCAACAAGCAGGAGAAGCATAACCCCAGTCTGCAGCACGAAATTTCTGCCAGCCTTTAGGGACTTCAAAAGGATCAACCACATGGATTGCCTTATTAAATTCAGGGAATGAGGAATCCTCAAATGCATCCCAATCTCCATCTAAAAATTGCTTACGCTGTACTTCGGGTAAAGAAGCCAGCATAACATAGTAATCATCCGTTTGTGTTAAAAAAGGATTATCCTGAAGTTTTGCTGGAATAAATCTTCGTGTAATTACCCTTGTACCACTCGGTGTATTAATATTAACATCAAAGGCTAAATTTGGCACACCAGGGTCCACGAACATCTCCCGTACCCATTGTGAACCAATGTTTCCTGGATTTCCTGTGGATCGCATATACACAGGTATCTCTGGATCAACTGAACGTAAAGATGATCTTAAAAAATTATATATATCTTGCGAAGGATATTGTGGCAGTTCGTCTACGCCTATCCATGTGTAAGATTGCCCTTGGTAACGTAAAGCGTCTGTCATGTTCTCTGCGTACCCGAACTCTATCTTTGCTCCTGAAGGGAATCTCCACTCTTTTTCTTGCTCTCTCCATTTAGCTCCTGGGAATGCCTTGTTATATAAACGCTGGGAATGATTAATTAAATCCCTTAGTTCAGGCATTGTCCTTCTGAGAAGGAGTGCTCTATGCATTTCTTTGTGGCAATATCGCAATGGATCAACCAACATCGCATATGATTTTCCACCCCCTCTTGCTCCTCCATAAAAAACCTCTCTTTCCGATGAGGCTAGAAACTCTGTTTGTGGACCTGTATTAGGTTTAAATACAATATTTTGTGATTTTAAATGTGCTTTAACATTTGGAGAAACAGTATCAATTTTATCCTGTTCGATAACTTGAGTTTCTTTTCCTTGTAGTGCAGAATTAACTATTTTATATTTACCCTTTAAGTATTCTGCTGACCGTTTTGCCGATCGTAAACTTTGTTCGGCAGTATTAACTTTCTGTCTGGACCGCTTTAATATTTCCTGGACTGAATTCCTTGCTTTGACTTTGACCGTTTTCTTCGGTTTTGGTGGCAAGACCTCCTTGGATTCGTTTTCTAAGTCCGACATGAGATATATATCTACCTGTTTTTCTGTGCAGCCATATAGCTACTTCTCTATACGAACACGTTTTTAAATAATTCTTTGCTTCTTCCAGGGCTTTTAATTCTGATTCTATTGAAATCAAGTAATTCCCTGTGTCATCTATCTTATAACCAAAAGGAATTATTCTGGCTTTTCTTTTAATTTGTATACCTAGGTTTATGGAGTCCACTTAGGTTTATTTTTAATTTTTCCTAAAATTTTGGATTTCATATTTTCGTAGATCTTTCTTGCCTTTTCCACTTTAACCCTTCTCTTGAAAATAGGATCTGCTGGATCTATCATAAATTCTTTAGGATAAGCCCTTCTAGTTTCTTGTAATATTGCCGTTTCCTCTTTTGTTGTAAGATCTTTATTTTTATTTGCCATAATTTATTTCTTTAAGTTTACTAAGTTGTATATTTTGTTTTTCTTGAACTTCCATTAGGATGATAAAGTTTTCCAAATTTTAAATTCTTAAATCTGGAAGGATCACTTATGGGTTTTGATTTATCCTCTGCTGGTTTATCAGGATTAATTTTATGTTTGTTAAATTCTTTTTTAATTTCTTTTTTCTTTTCTTCAGGTATCCACATACTATCTTCAAGAGCCTGGCGATCTAATCTTCTGTTTCCTTTCTTTCCTGGATGAAGAACTAAAGCTGCAGCATTCCGCTCAACCTTAAGTTTTTTTAATAGATCCTGTGCATCTTTGGGTTCTTTTGCCATTATTTTATAGCCTCCGTTAATTCTGTTACTACTTTCTTAATCTTATCCTTTGCAGGTAATACAAACAAACCATGTATAGCCTTCATGCTGATATCAATTTTTTCCTTCTTGGCAATTCCAATTCTATCCAGTATCTGTTTAGCTGCTTCCAGTCTTATTGCGGCATGGGGGGTTGAGCCGTCCTCTTCAAGCATATCCACCATCTTAGTAGCTGCCTGAGCAGAATGAGTTGCCAGATAGTTCTCCGCCCTGGAGACAATCTCCGACCTAAGATTCCTAAGAACCTTTGGGTACGAATGCTCGGAATATCCTGCTAGCTCCCCAGCCCTTCTTGGAATACCTCTTGCTTCCCCGAACAATGCGTCTAGAAACTTTTCCTGTGAAGCGGTTAAGCTTCTTTTGTGAGTCTTGATTATAGTTGAATCCGTGCTTTGCATTTACAATTTCCATTAATTCTCTAAAGGAGATATCTTTTAAATTCTGTTTATCAGAATACATTCAAGTTATAAACCTGTATCAACCCTTTGCGTAGTAAATCCTGGCAGCTTTTTAGGTAATGTCTTATTAATAACCGAAGGATGCTCTGTAGTTATAACCTCCACGTCCTTATCAAAATCTAAACTTTCAACTTTAGATGCTAAGGAATCCCTTTTCTTGAAAAAAGGATCTGCTGGATCTACAGCAGGAGTAGTATCATCAGGTTTAACCTTAGTTACGGTTATATCTTCTGCTTCAGTAATTCCTTTATCAACTTTAACATCGGTTGTTTTTTTAATATCTTTATCTTTATCTCTTGCTGAATAGAAAAAAATACCTCCAGCCAGTATTACAGGGGCAGACCATCCTGCAACCTTCATAGCTGTCTTTGCTTTATCCCAGGCCGTGCTTCCTTTTGCTACAGGGGCTGCAACTTCTGTTCCTTTTGCTAAAACTTCTTTAACTTTTGAAATTGGAGCAGGTAGTTTGCCTTTCTCAGCAGCCTGAATCAATGTCTTTACTTTCCCTGCTTCAGGTACTTTAACTTGTTTAGGGGCTACTTTAAGTCTTGCCGCTGCTGCCTTTCGTTTTAAAAACCCTTCAAGACTTTCATTTTTACGTATGCCCTTCAGCCAATCCTCTTTAGGTGTTACTTTCTTAGGGGCTGCCTTCTTGGGGATTACCTTCTTGGGGATTACCTTCTTAGGCACCTTCTTGGTAATAATATTAAGATTCTCAAGGACTTTATTTTTATCAGAGGTCTTTAGTTTCTTAGTGCCTCTAAAAAATTCATAGCTCTTTTTGAAATTCTTTTTTGTAAGTTTCTTAGCTCCCTTCTTAATCATTGCCTGAACACCTTTCTTTGCAATCAGACGGACAATTGTTCTTCCGCCTATACTTATAATCATAGGGACATAAGCTAATAATATAAATGCCATAAATTGAATTCCTTTTGTGTTAGAGGCGGCATAACACCGCCCCTATCTATTGCAATTACTTGATTGTAATTGTCTTTGGTTTTTTAGACTCTGGAACAATCTTCTCCATGGATACCTTTAACAGGCCATCCTTGAAGGTTGCCCCTTTGACTTCAACATCATCTGAAATAGTAAAGGATTTAGAGAAGTATCTTCTAGATATTCCCCTGTGAAGTATATCTTCTTCCTCCCCCTTTGCATGTTTTAAATCCTTGGATGTAATAGTTAGTAAACCATCGGCATACTCACAAGTTATACTGTCCTTGTTGAATCCTGCCAATGCTACTTCTACATCATATCTGTTATCCCCTTTCTTGACAATGTCATAGAACGGATAAGTAGATGGTGAGAAGTCGTTATCGAACATTCTTTCGAAATGATCAAATATGTTATCAAACCCAACCGTTACTGGTCTAAGCTGATTAAATATAGATAGTGCTTTGTTCATTATTTTCTCCTTTTAAAGCAAGTTGACCTCAAGGTACCTTATAGCATACCTTGAAAGCAGGGATCCCTAGGGAATCCCTTAAATTTTAAGTGCAGATTAGTGATGACCTCTTGTGCATGTCGTATGCGTATGTTACGTGTGTCCTTTTAATGTGCACTTGATTCTATTATACACACGAATACGGGTTTTGTCAAGCTATATTTTAAGAAATATTAAATTATTTAAAAATAATACTTGACAGAATGCTATATGGGCTGTATAATAGTACTAAGAGTACTGAGGGGGGGTTTTATATCTATACTATGGGTAAACATATAACTTACTCTAAGGGTACTTAAGGGAATAGCTCGGAGAATACATGAATATACTTCCTTAAGATATGGCCCAGAGGTAGTTAACAGTACTTTTTAATGATTTTAGCATGAGTGCCTATATGGATACCAGGGGGACCCCCCATGGAGCATCGTATCCCCCCTAAAAATATCCCTTTGGTATTACTTAAGGTAAAAAAAAAATAATTATATATGCTTCAGGAATAATTCCTTAATGATCCCTTAAGAATTTTTAAAGGATCTTAAGTAATATGTAAAAGATCTTAAGTAAGATCATTGGTTAACGGCTTCAGGATCTTAAGGGATATCAAAAAAAAGTA